AGCGCGAAAAGCGGTTGCGGGCGATGGGGTGATTTGATACGAAAATCTGCGAGGGGCGCACACAAACAAGAAACCGTCACGGGTTGCTTTGTGTTGGTCGACAACCATGTTCGCGCTACGGCTCGGTTTAACCTTAGCGCCCCTCGCGACCCACTCGCATTTGACTTTCAGTGAGTTTCTGGCTAGATTGTCGGGGCGAGAGACGTTGCAACCGTCGATCTCGCCCCTATCAACAGCGAATGGAGCTTCGCCATGACTGATAAGAATTTACCGTCCATTGAATACTTGCGCAAGCGTCTCCGTTATGAGCCGGAAACGGGCAAACTGTTCTGGCGCGAATGCGAGGAGACGCATCGCTCAGGCCGCGCCTCCCCCGGTAAGGAAGCGTTCACGCCCAAAACCAAGCACGGGTATCTGCATGGATCAATAGACAAGAAAAAGCTTTACTCGCATCGGGTGGCGTGGGCGATTTACTATGGCGGCTGGCCAAGAGAGCAAGTTGACCATATCAACGGAGATAGAACGGATAACCGCATCTGCAATTTGCGAGAAGCTTCAAATAAAGAAAACGCAAAAAACAGGGCCTTAATGCCAAACAACAAAAGCGGGATTTGCGGGGTTTATTGGTGTAAGGCGAACCAGAATTGGACCGCCAGCATAAAGATTAACGGCAGAAATAAGCACCTTGGATCATTTTCTAGCGTCCATGATGCTAGAGCGGCCAGGGAAGCGGCGCAAAATGAACACGGGTATAGCGAAAGGCACGGCTCCTAACCGCGCCCCTCGCGACTAATCCAAAATCCTGTCGATCGGGTCCAGCGCCCGCAACACTAGGCCATCCACTTTGTGGAAGGTCATCGATTGCAAAGCACGTCGGCCGCCGTATCCCATGCCGGCAGCATATGCGTCAGGCGGGCAGAAGGCGCGCAGGCTCTCATAGCGCAGCGGCCCGAGATCCTTTGCCTGATCGTGGTGAACGTGGCCTGTCAGATAGTGCCGGTGCCGCGTCTGCGACCAGAACGGGCAGACATCCGACAAGTAGAGCGCCATCTGTTGCGGCTTTCCCTTGTCGCCGTGGTGGGCGAAGATCGCGCACTTGCCCCACTGCATCATAAACAGGTCGCGCGGATCTTTCTCGACCGACACCCGCGCCTCGTTGCGATAACGCTCTGCCAGGGCGAAATTGAGCGTCATGCTCGAGTGCGGATCATGGTTCCCGCGAAGTACGCGAACCAGTACGTTTGCGTGCTTTTGGAGCAGCTTGTGGATCGTCTCGGCGATGATGCCGATGCCAACGTCCAGCACCTTCCAGAAGCGCCCGTCCACGTCCAGCTTGTGGCGGTTGGCCGGAGTTTCCGACCGCGTGTCGTCTGAGTGGAAGTAATCGCCGCCGATCAGAAGCACGGCCTGCTCTGCCGCTGGCGTGAGCGCCAGCACCTTGGCAAAGGCGTGCCGCATGTCCTGAGCCGCGTGGCCGAGGTCATAGTCCTGTGAGCCTGTTTCGCGGCCCCACGCCATCATGCCGACGTGCGCGTCCATGAGCGGATACACGGCGCACAGATCGGCCATGACGCTTTCAGGGGCCAGCACAGGCTCAGCAGGCTCCATGCCCTCCAGCGCCGCGCGTATGCGCTCCGCGACGGCCTCCGGCTGCTCTGCCTCGGGGCGCAGCATGACGGAATAGCCAGGTTCCTCGTCTTTGGCCGGAACCTTCACCCACGCCAGCGACGGCACCATGTTTGTGCCAACGGCCTTCATGCTGTCAGCGATGGCCGGGTCTACCCGGTAATCGTCACGGACATCCGAGGTCATCCCGGCACGGTTCAGCATCCGCTGCATGTCGCGACGGTTTATCCCAATCTCACGCGCCGCCTCGGCCACGTTGCCCGTGCGCTTGAAGGCCTCGACGGCCTGTTGCTGTCTAGGTGTCATTGGCACACACTTGGCGTCAGCCAAGCAGCTTTGAAAGCGTCTTAGGGCCAGCCACCCCGTCCGCTGTCAAGCCGTTGGCCGCCTGCCATTTCTTCAGCGCAGCCTCTGTGCCAGGTCCGAAGTCGCCGTCAGCCGCCAGACCTAGCTTGGCCTGCATTTTCTTCACATCCTCACCCTTAGATCCACGACGCAGAACGCCGCCAGAGGCCGCAGGAGCGGCGGCAGGGGCCGAAGCTGTGATCTTGCCGTCCAACGCCGCCATCGCCTTGGCATAGCGCGCCTGACGGTCTGCAAGGCCAATGTCGCCGCCATTGATGATCTTGGTCAGACGGACCACGTCACCCGTGTCTGCCACGTCGTTCAGGTTGCGGCTGCCCCAGAACCACAGCGCGCTTTCTAGTGCGCCCTTTTTGGTCAGCAGGTACTCGGCGGCCTCCTCGGCGGTCATGCCAACGGTCTTGCCAAAGGCAGTCGTATTTGAACGCCCAGTGACTTGCTTCAGACCTTTTCCGCGAAAGCGCCACCCGTCGCCTTCTTGGGTATTGCCCAAAGCGCCGCCCTTGGAGCGGTTCTTGTCCATGTAAACGTAATTTGCCAGCTTCTGGGGGTTTCTTGCATACTCGTCCGGGTTCTCTTTTCCGGGGCCAAAGTAGCGCGGAAACACCTTCAAAAGGGTTTCAGTCTTGTACGAAAGCGCCTCCTCCAGCACCCGGAAATCCATGCTCTCATGAGCGCACTGGCTGACGAAAGCTGCGATCCGCTTGTCGGTGGTGATGCCGTATTTTGGCAGCATCTCATTGAGGGCCGCGCACCATTCGCCGACTTCCTTGTTCGTCGGGATCATCGCGGCCAGTTGGGCCTCAGTCAGCAGGCTCATTTCTTCTTCCCCCGCTTTCGCACGATGGCATCCAGCACGGCTTCCTTCGCCATGTCTTTGCCCATGCCGCCGAGCAGGTCGCCGACGTTGCCCGTGGCAGCGATCTTAATGGCGTTCTCGACCGGGTCGGGCAAGTCCACCTTGTCTAGCACTGCGTCAACAACCTTCGCCTTAGCCTTGCGGCCAATCATCATTCCAATCATGCGTCCGATCATTCTTTCGGCTCCTGTGACGACGGCTCGTTGCCGCCCTTGTTGCGGTTGCTTCCTGCCGAGAGTACGCCGCCGAGCGCACCCACCAGAAAGCTGGCGATGGGGGTCAGGATGGAGAACAGCGCGCGGTCGTTTTCTGAACTCTCACCCAGCGGCTGGGTCACGAAGATCAGCGCGTAGAGCGTGAAGAACACGATGCCGCCCAGGGTGCAGGTCAAAGCCACGCCGATGAAGTAGCGCAGCTTGGCTTCCATGAAATCAGAGTCGTACTTGCTCATTCCGAAACTCCTGTCAGATCGGACGCACAGTTTCTTGTGCGAAGGCAAATCGGGGGGTTGCAGGCGCTGTCGTCGAACATTTCAGGCGCCTGACACGGGTAACGATAAAAGCCATCGCCACTGAGCCACAGGATGCCGAAGATGCCAGCGACGAAGGCCAGCCATGTTAGCTTTTCGCGCATACTACCACCTTCCCAGATAGCGGCCCCAGACGTACAGCCCGACGCCAGCCAAAGCCACGGTCACTAAGATTATACCAGACCATAGTAAAAATTCCATGATCGACTCGATTATCTCGCGGCGGCGGTAAACCTGTTCACGCTGTTGCTCTCGCACCCGGCGCTCAATAGCCTGAAACTCTAGCCAAGCATCGTTGCCGTAGGTGTAGCTGATAAGCTGCCGGAGTTCTTTGCGTTGCTGTTCGCACTGCTTTTGCGCCGCGAAGATGTCGATGGCGCTCTGCTGATTGCCGCCGCCAAACAGCGTCTTAAACACACCCGGCGGCTCGTTGGCCTTCTCCGCAGCGTAGGCAATGTCAGAGACAGCCTTGCCCCATTCCGAAAGCTGAGACGCCATGTCCTGGATTTCGCGGCCAGCGGCGATGCCCTGCTTCAGCAGGCCGAAAGCCTTGCTGCCGACGGAGATGGCCATGCCAATGCTAACGGGGTCGAACATCACAGGCTCCAGAACGGCGGACAAAAAGCCAGCGGATCGACCGCCAGCGCGATGTCGGCACTATACCTGCAAATCTTCACAAATACCATGCGACCGTCGATCCAAAGGTGGGCATAGGCCACCCAGATCAACGGGATGGTCACTTTCTCAAAGCGGCTTCAATGCCGTCCAGCTTTTCAAATACGCGCTTGAAGTTCTCTCGCATCTCTTTGAACTCGCGGTCATGAGCCTCTTTGTTCGCCTCATGAACGGCTGAAAGAACGGCCAGCTTCGTGGCGTGATCTTGCTGCGTGCGGTACATCCACAACACAAAAGCCGCGACCGGCGCGACGACCCACTGCA